TAATCTTGTAGCTAACAACAAAAACTTAGACGGCCTAGAATTGGAAATGCACCAGGAAGCCGAAAGAGAATTTAAACAAGCTGGTATATCTGCTTCTGGAAATCTTTACATTCCTAAAATGATTGTAAAGAATGAAAAAAGAGATATGACTGTCAGCTCCGCGGCTGGTGGTGGTAACACTGTACCAACTATTTTAGGGGATTTAATTCCATTTCTTGATCCTAGATTAGCAGTCATTCAGGCAGGTGCTACTTTGTTAACTGGATTGACAGGTAACTTAGATTTTCCTAGAAATGATGCAGCGGCTACAGCCGTTTGGGAGACAGAAAATTCTGCCAACGATGAAACAAGCCCAACTTTTGACAAAATCAGTATGTCTCCAAATCGTTTGGGAGCGTTTACTGATATTTCAAAACAATTGCTTGTTCAGTCATCTATTGACGTGGAGAATTTTGTAAGAAATCGTTTGAGCGAAGCAATTAACAGGGCGTTGGATTACGCATTGATTAATGGCGACAATTCTACACAGCCATTTTACGGTATTTTAAATACTGCCGGAATTGGTTCAGTTGCTATTGGTACAGATGGTGGGCCATTAACATATAAGCATATTATTGACTTAGAAACAGCCCTAGCTGTTGACAATGCTGACTTTGGTACTTTAGCATACTTAACTACTCCAGGCGTAAGAGGATTTTTAAAGAATACTGAAAAGGCTTCTGGTACTGCTCAATTTGTTTGGTCAGATGGTGCGCCTCCTGTTGGTCAACAAGGTATTAGAACTGATTTGTTAAATGGGTACCGTGCTTATGTATCAACGCAAGTTCCAAACAACCTAACTAAAGGTGGTGGTACTGATTTACACGCGGTTATTTTTGGAAACTTTGCTGAAATGCTTATAGGTCAGTGGGCTGGTTTGGATGTTGTTGTTGATCCCTACTCATCAAGCAAAAACGCATTGGTTACTATTGTAGTTAATTCATGGTGGGATGCTGCTGTTCGTCACGCTGCTTCATTTGCAGCTATTAAGGATGCAGATATTACTGGCATATAAAAATTAAAAAAATGAAGAATATTTTAATTGGTTTGTTTGTTTTTGCCGCTATTGGATTAACGGCATTTGTAAACGACCGAAGCAAAACACTTGATGCTAACTTTGATGATGCTTCAAGTACATTTTATAGCTATTCAGTAAGTGACACTATTACTAATACTGAAATAGACACAATTACTATTCCAGTAAGCTTGTTAAGCCCTTGGAGCGGTTATTGGTCTGTGGTAGCTACTAATTTGTCAGGCACTACTTATATTTTGCCTACGGTATTACAAGCTGCAAGTTCAACGGATTATACATCTGTTGCTACTATGGATACTTTAAATACAAACGGCTTAGTACAATCTAATGAAGATGCTTTAATTGGTGGCACGAAATATAGATTAGTATTAACTGGTGTTGGCACACAGTCAACTAAATATACTGCTTATTTTGTTGCTAAAAACGAATAAATGAAAGTGAGATTTATTAAATCTCCGTCAGGTTCGCCTCATTTCCTTGGATATTTTCAGGGGAATGAGGCAGAACTAAACGAGATTACAGCAAAAGAATTGATAAGGCTAGAAATAGCGATTGAGGTAAATGATAAGCCAATAGAAATAGAGGCTAAAACAGTCATTGAAAACACAAGTAGCACTAAACAAAAAAAAGCTATTAAGAGATGAAACCTTGGAGAGTTACAGTTGACCAGACAAATGAATTATGGACTTTAAATGAAGTCAAAAATTATTTGAAAGTTGAGGATTCAGCGGACGACTCTCTTATTACTACTATTATTAAAGGTGCTAGGGAAGCTGTAGAGGCTAGACAAAATATTAGCACTTTAAATAAAACGATTGTACAAAGATTAGAAAGGTTTCCTTCATCTTATAAAGTTGCTACTGATTACGAGAATGTGATTAAATTATTGGTTTATCCGGTAATTAGTGTTACTTCAATTACATACTTAGATGAAAATGGAAATACCCAAACATTACCACAAAATTTATACGAAGTTGACACATATAGAGGGATAATAGGTGAAGCGGTTGACCAGGATTTTCCTGATACTTATCTTTCATTAAATGATGTTACGATAACTTATGTAGCTGGTTTTGGAACAAGCGCTACAAGCTGCCCAACTGATATTAGGATAGCTATTTTAAAAATGATAGCTAATATTTACGAGAATAGGACAGATAGTGTTTATAAAATGCCTACGGCTTCGGACGTAATGTTAAATCGACACAAATATGACTGGGTATAACAAGAATGAAGTTATTGGAAAAATGAGGGATAGAATTATCCTTCAAAATGTTACACGAACAAAAACATTAACGGGTTTTACCACCGAAGCATGGACGAATACGGCTACTATTTGGGCTTATGTAGATAGCAAATTATCACGTTCAAATGAAACAGTTATTGAGGGTAAAAATACTGTTAAAAATATAATTGAATTTACCATTCGGTATAATTCAAGTATCACCGAGGAATCAAGAGTTATTTTTAATAACAAAGTGTATCAAGTAAAAAATTTAGTTATAAGTCATGATAAGCGATTCATTGACTTTACAGGATTTTATTTTGATAGTTACGCAAGCGTTTAATTATGTTTATTAAACAGGCAAGATTAGATAATCTTAGGAGACTTCAAGCCCAAACACAAAAAAGGGTAAATAAGAAAGGTGTATTACTTGGTATTTACAATCTTGCGGAGGCTGTAGTTGAGCTTGATGATTTAATGAAGAAAGTAACTATTGACAAAAGAAAAGAAATAGCAAAAGCAGCGGAGCCAATAGCTTTAGCGGCTTATAAAAATCAAGTACCCATATCAAAGAAACCACATAAGTATTACGTTAAGGGTGAAGGTTTAGTTTACAATATTTTGCATGGAAACCTAAGACGTTCTATTAAAATTATATCAGACGTAAAAAATTTAAAAAGGGCTACATCTTCAATAGGCCCTTTATATCAATTACAAGGTAGAGGAGCTACATTAGGAAGTGAAGGAAAAACAGATGGTTTTTACGCTCATATGATTTACGGAAGTACAAAAGCATGGGTCAGGAAAGTAAAAAATAAAGCTGAAAGGTCTAGTCAAATGGCTGTTATTCAAAAAATGTCGCAAGAAGCATTAAGAATGGCACAACAATACCCGCGTAAATTCTGGGAGATATGATAGGTAAACTAATTTATGGTAGATTGTCAACTGCTTCAAATATTACAGCCATTATAGGCACTAATATCTACCCAGATATTACGCCTCAAAATGTTGATTATCCATTTATTGTTTACAGTGTTATAGATAGTAATCCAGTTGATTTTAAAGACGGACAAAGTAATCTTGAAGAAATTGATTTGCAAATTGACGTATATACCCAAAATTACGATACTACACAAAACCTAGCTAATTTAATAAGAAATAGGCTAGATAGATTTGTTGGTACAGTTGAGGGTGTTGAGGTGCAAACTATAAAATATATTAGGCAAAGTTCGCAAGTTTTTAATGCAGAACTTTCTGTTTATTGGGTCAGTATTGATTTTATGATAAAAATGAAAAGATGAAACTAAGGCTTTTAAAAAAATGGAACGGAAAACAACCGGGTAACACTGGCGTTTTTCTTTCGGAATATGGGGAACAAATGATAAAGGATGGCATAGCAGAACTACTTGATGAAGATTTTGTAGTGGAAGATATGCCTAAAAAAGAGGAGGTCAAACAAGAACCTGTTTATATTCCAATTCCTGTTCCTGCGGAATATTTCCAAAACGAAGATGAAGAAAATATTACTAAACAAAAAAATAAATAAACATGGCAACTACTGGAATAATTAATGGTACGTTGATGAGGCTTTACAAAGATAGTGTAGCTATTGGGTATGCTACATCGTGCCAAATGAACGTATCTGCTGCTATGCGCGAAATTCTTACAAAAGATAGCGCAGCTGGTGGATGGAGGGAAGTAAAGAAAGGTCAACTTTCTGGAACACTATCTACAGAGGCTTTATACGCTGGCCCGGGCGATGCTTCAACCAATTATTTGTTTGATGACTTGTTTACTGATTTGGTCGCAGGTACCGCATTAACAATTAAATTTACTACTGACGTTGTGGGCGATAATGTTTATACCATGAGTGCTATTTGTACATCATTAGACCTTAACGCTGGGGTGGAAGAGAATGTTAGCTATTCAGCTTCATTTGAAGTTACGGGAGCGATTGTCAAGACCGTTAAATCATAGTATTAAAATCCTAACACATGAAAACGATAACCATTGCCAACACTTCCATACCAATTAAATTTGGTATGTATGTGTTAGGTACATTTCTAAGGGAGAGGAAACTTAAATTAAGTGACCTTTCCCTTTTAGGAGAAGATTTATTATTAGCTCTTGAATTAGCCTTTGCAGGCGTTCAACAAGGGTATAAAGCTAAAGGGGAAAAATGTCCTTATGATTTGCAATCCTTTTGCGATTTAGTCGACACCGATATGGGTGGCATAACCCGTATAATGGAAATGATTTCAAACGAGATATCACCTCCAGAAGATGAGAGCCAAAAAAACGTAGTAGCGAAGGCGGAGAGCTTACCCTTGAATACATCGAACGTTTTTGTTTCGGAGTTTTAAGATTTCCTCCTTCGCAATATAATGAAATGAGTTTTAGGGAAGTTGTTATAGCTATGCAAGGTTATAATAATTATTTACAAAATCAGTATGAAATAGAATGGGAGAGAATAAGATGGCAAACAACACAGTTATTA